CTACAACAGCGTGATCTGTCTGTGGTCTGGCTGACCCGCGACGATCGAGCGGATCTGGCGCAGCGACAACCCGTACTCGAGGGCGAGGGCGGGCGCTCCCTCGCCTCCCGAATAGCGGCGACGGATATCGGCATCGCGGACGGCTCGCAGCGCCGCTTCGGCTCGGGGTATGCACAGTTCGGCACCGGGGTAGCGCGCGCACAAGGCAGCGGCCGCCCTGACACCCAGCACGCGCGCCAGCGGGTGGCGTTCGGTCACCCGGGCTGGCACGTAGACCCGTACGCCGCCGCGCCATTCGACGAGCCGGACTGCGGCGGGCAGACCGACGACCTCCGCGATCTCACGCAGGGTCTCCGGCAGCAGCGACGGGTCAATCTGAGCGTCGTTTGCCATCGGGGTCGACGCCGATCTTCCGCAGCTGCTCGTCCATCATCTTCCTGACCGGGCTGGGGCGAGTCTCGGTGTGGTCCCGGTGGCGCTGTCGGTCCTCTCGGGCGCGCTCGGCCGCAGCCTCGTCCCTGTCGGCCATGCCGACGACGACCTGGAACAGATACCCGTGCGTCTTCAACGGCAGCTTCAGGTCCTCGTCGGCACCCTGCTCGAAGCGCGCAAGAGTGATCTCGAGGGCAGCCTTCCAGGTCTCGATCGGCGCCGCCCAGACGCGGTGATGACGCTTGAGCTTCCCTGCCAGAATCGGCTCGAGCAGCTCGTTCAGCAGCTTCGCCGTACGCGGCCAGCCGAGGCGACGTTTGCGGGGCCTGAAGAGCGCCAGGTAACGGACGATGCTCTCCCACAGTGGCGCGGGCATCTTTCCGGCCATGTCGAACGCCCGCCGCGCGGCGTCGTCGTTGATCGCCATCTCGAGCGGGAACGCATGACCGCACATCGGGCAGTGGCACTCCATCAGTGAATCGTGATCCCGGGATGTCGTGCGTGGATGTGCCCGAACGGCCGGCGCTGGTAGCCTTCGAGCGCCACCCTGAGCTTGTCGGTCAAACAGCGGCCGCCGGCGATGAACTTCGGCGCGACGCCTGGCTGCACCAGGCACGCGTCGCACATGATCGCCAGCGCTCCCCTGAATTCGAGACCGCAGACGAAGCACCCCCACCCGCAGAATCCCGGCGGCGCCTCGAAGTCTAGATACAGCACGTTGCGAACGGTGGCGTCGTGAGGCTTTCCACACCCGCAGCACGGTCCGAAATCCGCGGTGGCGGTCACGTGAAGAGATCTCCCGATTCGTGTCTCCGGACCGATTCCACCGCCGCGTCGACGGCGGCTCTATAGATCCGGAGTACGCCGAAGTAGCTCGTGTCGTGCGGCGCGACCTTGAGCCTGCGCCAGCAGCGCCACACACGCCGCTGCAACGGCCTCGGAACCATCCGCCAGTGCTCGCGGCACATCAGCACGCCCCGCGAGATCACGGCATCGCAGTCCTCCGCGGCGCACTCGTGCGAAAACCAGTCAGAGTCGCGCATCATTATTCTTGCTTCCGAGCGTCCTGCGCCGGAGCACCAGGTCGAACCCGAGCGCGTTGACGACGTCGATAGCAGTCCTCAGCCGGGGGCTGTGACGACCTCTCAGGATCGTTTGCACGCAAATCACCGAATAGCCACTCAACCGGGCGAGTTCCCGCTGGCTCATGCGCACTGCGAGCCTCAATTCATTCACGTCGGAAAACGTGCGCAGCACACGCCCGTCAAAGGCGTTGAGCGGTTCGTGGCCTTTACGCAGGCGCCGCCCGCCGCGAGGACCTGCGACGCCCATCCTCCTTGCGAGCTTGTAGATGCTGTACAGAGACCGCCCCGGCATGAGCGGCAGGCAGGCACCCGAACCGCCCGCCGGGTAATGCTCGGCCACGATGGCGCGCTCGCCGGCCGAGAATCTCCTCGTCGTCACCGGGTGCGCCTCCCGTGCCGTGCCGCGTCGTACGACAACGCAGCGACGACCTTTGAGAGCTGTTCCGGGTTGCACATCGCCAGGCGATCGATCCGGAACATCCGTCGCGCGATGCCGTCGCCGTACGACCAGGGCCGCCTGGCTTCCGCGAGCAGCGCCTCGATTTTGCGCAACAGCGGCCCGCGGTCCTCGCTGTCGATGTTGTGAGGACGGCCCGGATAGGTGCCACGTCGGCGACCCTTGAATCCGCGTGCCCGCAGGTGCTCGAGCACGGCCAGGCGGCCGCCGGCGTCGAGATCGCCGGCCGAGCGCACGCGTGCCACCGTCCAGAGCATGTCGCGGTAGGTGTCGTCGTCGAGCCCGAGTTCCTTCTTCGCGATGTGGATTTTCGCGAGCTCTGCCTGGCGCTGATCGACGGCCCGGCGGCAGGTCATGCAGGCCCACCCCAGCGTCTCGGGAGCTTGTGGTCCGGGCAGTAGTCATGGCCTGCTGTCAGCTTGTCGTGCAGGGTGCACCATCCCCGCCGGACGTCCTGGTCGTGCGTCTCATCGTGTTCGAAGTACTCGCACAGGTCGCAGCGCCTACAGGCCGGTGGCAAGTAACCCTCGAGGCGCGTCATCGAGTCAGCCTCTGCGCCGCCAGCACACGCAGGTGCAGGTTGAATCGAGCACCGCACCCGAGGCAGGTGACGTTGACGTTGAGGTCGACCGGCAGGTGTCGGTCCACGCCGACCGGCGCGGCGCGCGGCCCGGTTTCGAAGCGGTGCGAATGACAGTCCGGGCACTCCAGCGACCGGAGCGCCGCCTCCTCGTAGTTCGAGATGAGCTGAGTGATCGGCACCGTCAAGCCTTCCAGCTGTGGTTGCGCAGGTCGAAGCGATGAAGCGCCCGCTTGATGCGGGCGAGGTCGCTCGGATGAAGTTGGCGCAACGCCGCGTCGGACCGAGCGAGTTCGGCGCCCGCCTCGCGCAGCGTCGCTTTCGGCGCATCTATGACGCAGGGCTTCGTCAACTCGACGAGACACCCAGCCGATTCCTGGACGGACACGAGCAGGCGGCCGCCCTGGTCCGGGTTCGCGGTGTAGATCTCCCAGGCGCGATCCGAGTAAATGACGAACTGCCCCGTGTTGTAGGTCAGTGCGAGACCGCTCGGGTATCTCACCGTGACCATTCCTTACCCCTCCGCCGATACATGCCCAGAAACAGCGGCATCGCGTCCGCTCGTTCGAACCGGCGCACGATTGCCCTCAATTCCGACACGGTCGGGAGCGTCACCAGCTCGTCATCGAGACAGGACCTGGCGAGCGCGCAGATGATGCGCGCTTGCGCAACGGGCACGGCGACGTCCATGTAGTTCTGGCCCGGAAGCGCGTCGACAATGGACTCGACGCGTCCGCGCCTGGCCCGCGCGCCGCCGCTCATGCTGTTCCCGCCCTCTCCTGCGCCTCGAGGGCGGCTTCAACCGCCTGCTCGGCCTCCCACGCTTCGATCGCCGCACGCGCCGAGTCGTATCGGGCGGCTTCGACATTGAGCGCCGCGATGGCAAGGGGCGCGCTCGCGGCGCGCACGGCGACGCGGCAGCCGGGATCCCGGCGGTCGCGCCGGTGCCAGACGAGATAGACGTCCGTGTCGACCGTGACGTCGGCCTGATCCCGCCGGCGCACGCGGTCGACCGCCCACGCTTCCCCGCGCGCGGCGTCGGCCCGCAGCACGTTGACGGAGTAGTAGGTAACCGATGGCGCGTATGGCGGGGTGTCTTCAGACATCGGAGGTCTGCCCGAGCTTCTCGCCGGCGTACCCGCCAGGCCGCATCTCGGATCGGCCGTGCACCAGGTGCGCGTGCCAATTCAGGCAGGCCGCTGCCGTCGAGATGGTGTGATGCCGTGCCTTGTCGGCGGCCTCGAGGCAGTCGTCCTGGAGGAGCGCGCGGTCTGCGTCGACGTGCGCGGTGGCGGCCTTCTGCGCGAGGTAGCCGATGAGCCAGAACCAATCGAACGGCGACTTCCCGCGATCGTGTGGCGTGCCCCAGCGTTCCACCTGGTGGGCCGCCTCGAGGCGGACGCCCTCCAGGAAGTCGTCCGTCAGCGGTGAGTTGATGCGCCGGTAGAGCCGCTTCGCCTCCTCGAGCAGCGCGACGGGGTCCATCTCGTCGAGGTACGACTCCGGTTTGATCTCACCGTGCGGCATTGCCTTGCCCCTCATCGGTCGCCCGCTCATACAGGTTCCACAGGCGATCGGCCGTCGTGATGTGCTCCCATGCAGCGTCGGTATCCTGGCACCCGACGCAAATGCCGATCCGCCTTTTCCAATCGACGATCCACCAGTAGCATCGATGCATCGGATGGCCGCACAGCTCATCGTCGCTGGCACCGCAGACGAGGCACCGTGCGACTGCGAGCTTCAGGATCGGCGTCTCGCCATCGAAGAGATCGGGGTACAACGGACCTTCGACGACCGGACGAATACAGGTGCTCACGCCGCGGCCTCCCGCTCCTCATCGAGGCTGTCGTCCTCCAGGAACGCCGCCAGCCACTTGTCGATCTCGGAGTCCGCCGACTTGAGCACCACCTGGTCGCCGGCGTCCGACACGGTGATCCCGAGCTTCTTCAGCTCGTCCGCCGGCAGCTTCTCGAGGCCCTGGCGCAGGAGCCTGTCTTCGGTCTTGATGAGGACGCCGTTCGGGTCGTCGTACCACTGCTTGATCTTGCGGATGACGGCGTCCTCGTCCTCCCACGAGAGCCGCCCCTTGCCCTTCTGCAACCCGAACTTCACCCCGTGCATCACACGCGTTCGCGGCCGGTCGAAGAGCTCCCGGTTGGCCGCGATGGCGTTGCGCAGTTCCGCGGCCGCCTCCGTGAGGCGCCCGGCGGCCCGTTGAATGCCCGGATATTTCTGCTTTTTCAGCAGTCTCAACTCGTCCTCGAACGCGTTTTTGAGCGCCGACAATGCCGCGTGGTAGTGCGCGTAGCGCTCGGCGAGCTTGTCGAAGTCCTCGATGTCCATGTCACTGCACCTCCTGGATCAGGTTCTCAATCGCAATTGGCCGCGCAGATCGGGCAGGCTGACCCGCTTCATCGCCGCGATCTGCTTGAGACTCGTCATCGCCCGGTCGAACAGCCACAGGCACTGCGAATCCAGCTCCTTGTCGTTGGCGGCCATGAAATAGCCGGTCGCCGGGAAGCCGCACACGTGGCAGCCCTCGAGCCGCAGCGCGACGACCGCCTCCCGCAGCTCCCGCTCGCCGGCCGGATCGGGCTCGGGCGAGCCCGTGATGGCCGCGACCAGGTCGCGGGCGCTGATCCCGTGCAGCGCGCCGATGTGCAGCGCCAGCTCGATCAGCACCGTGTCAGGCGTGATGGGGCGATGCGTCATCAATCGAGGCGATGAAACACGGGTAGTGAAATCGGTATTCGCCGACCCGGCCGTCCTCCACGAAGACGCGGATCGGCGTGTCGTGCTCGGCGATCGGCTGCTCGCACCAGGAGCACACGCACGCCGGGTCGCCGGCGTCCGGCGAATCCTCGAAGCAGCGCCACGCGTCGAAGATGGAGACGTCGAGATCGGTCATGCGAGCCTCAGCTTCAGCAGCCGCCGTTGCAGATCTGCCAGTGCATCCTCGGCGAGCGCTTGCCACAGGCAGATCTTGAAATCGGTGTTCGTGTCGAGCGAGCGTTGCACCGCGAGCTGCTCGGGCAGGAGCGCGTAGTACTCCTCGCCCCTGAACAGCGGCATCGGCTTGTCGAACACGCAGGCATCGAGATACCCGGTCGGATCTTCGAGGAACGCTTCGAAGCGCAGCCCGAACCGCTGCCAAATGCGATTGGCGGTGAAGATCTCACCCCACAGGTGGATGAACTCCTCCGGGTGCCGTGTCATCGCGCACCCGGCGGCGGCAGGGGCTCGAGACGGCTGTTCGGGCAGCCGCTGCGGCACGCCCGCCACATGTGCCGGCGCAGCGGGTTGTGCGACATCCACTCCTGCGCCTGCCACCACAGGCATTCGTGCAGCGGCAGCCGCCCGAGCCCCGGGCACTGCACCGTGCGGTCCATGTAGCGGCCCTCGACCAACTGGCGCACGCGCTCGACGTCGCCCGGGTATTTGTCTTTCAACACCTGGTTGACGACGGATTGCGACACCCCGAGCTCCTCGGCGACCTGGCGCTGCGTGGTCATCGCGCAGCGCTCGGCGAGCACTTCGCGCCAGTCCCGCTCAGCCACCGCCGTCCGCCTCCGGCAGCGGCCACACCACCCGGCCGAGGTTGGGATCGAACACCGCCTTGATGCGCTGGATCATCGGCGGCCGCGGCCCGGTGTTGCGCGAGGGCACGAAGCGGTAGAGCGTGTGCGCGCGGGCGCTCGGCGGCCGGGCGTGCACCAGATAGCCGGCGCGCGCGAGCACCTTGCAGTAGCTCTTCGCCGCGCCCTCCGCGACCGCGCACTCGGGCGTCGCCGCCTGCACCGCGAGGTCGAGGTAGGTGAACTCGCCGAGGATCTTCATCGTGCGCCACATCTGCTCGTTCGCCTGCCCCTGCGTGACCGGCCGGCCGTCGTTCTGCACGCGCGGCGCTTCAATGCCCACGTCCCGCACGAGCCGCCAGGTCGCCCGCGCATAGCGGCCCTGGCCGTCGCGCCCGGGCGCGGGCACGCGCTCGAGGTAGCCGCCGCGCTCGAGCGCGCGCGCGTACGTCTTGACGGTGTCGGGGTGGATCCGGGTCGCGTCCTCGACGTCGAGCGCCGTGAACGTGCCGAGCTGCCGGATCGCCGCCCAGATGACGTCACGGCCCTCGGGATGACGGGCCGCGACCATGACGTCGATGGGGCTGCGCGCCATCACACCCGCCTCGGCGGCGGATCGCCGGTGAAGAGCGGCCGCTCGCCCCACGCCTCGAGGCCGATCTCCTCGAGGCCCTGGTCGCGCGCGACCGACGCCGCCCGCTCGAGGTTGACGCAGATCCGGCGTACCGAGTGCTGCGCCCGCTCGTAGATGAGCGCGAGCAGGTCGTCCTTGACCTTGACGTCGCGGCAGTAGAGCCGCCGGAGCTGTCGTGCGTCCTCGAGCGAGGGCGGCTGCGCCGCCACCCAATCGAGCATCCGACCGTGGAAACGCTCCCAGCTCTTCAGCTTCGTCGGCACCCGTTCCTCGCCGATCATCAGAATCGCGACGCCCGCCCCCTCGTGGATGTCGCGGATGGTCTCGATCGCGCGGCGGTCGATCAGATGATCGATCTCGTCCACGATGAGCGGCCGGCGCGAGCGCGCCAGTTGATCGGAGACCTGATCGGTCATCTCGTAGACCGTGTGGGCGGGCGTGACGCCCATGTCGCGCAGCACCGCGAGCAGCATCGCCTTGCGGGTCCAGCCCGAGCGCGCCTCGCAGTAGTACGCCCGGTGCTTGTTGGCGGCGTAGACCGCGGCCTGCGTCTTGCCCCAGCCGCTCGGTCCGTACAGCGTGACGAGACCCGGCAGGTGCGCCGGGCGGTTCACGGCCGCCTCGACGGCGGCATCGGCCAGCATCACGTTGGTCAGTGGTGCGATGGTGTCGGTGGTGCTACGATTCATCGGTCCATTAGCTCCTGTGTTTGAGGCCCGCCCCGTGCGGGCCTTTTTCTATCCGGCGCGCTCTGACAGGCGTGCTTCGAATTCCGCTTCGGCCGCCCGCGCCGCCTGGAAGTAGCGGGAGTGCTGCCAGGCGCCGTGGAAACGCGCCTCATCGGCGCTGAGCGCCTCGCCCGAACGCACGCGCTCATCGAGCGACTTCCACAGCCGGTCCTGCTCGGGATCGGTGTGCGGGATCGTGAAGACGTTGTCGCCGTCGCTCGCGCGCAGCATCTCCTCTTTGAGCTGCTGCTCGCGCGGGGTGAGTGCCCGCGGCTCGAGCCGCGGGCGGCTCGCGACCGGCTGAAACGTGCGCGTGACCGTCGAGGTCGGCGGCGCAGGCGGAGCCGCCGCCGGCAGATGGCCGGCGACCTCGATCGTCGACATGCGGGTCTGCGCCGCCGCCGCCGCGCGCGTCGCCCGCAGGAACGCCTCCCGCGCGCGCTGGTGCTCGCGCGCCGCCTGCGTGTCTCCGAAGCCGACGTCGTCGATGCAGATCGCCCGGTCGATGTAGCGCCCATCGAGCGTGTAGACGTGGACGTCCTCGTGCAGCCTGTCCGGATCGAATCGCACCACGACGCGCTCGCCGGCGAGCTCGTGCAGCAGATTGGAGCGGTAGCGGTTGCGCCCGATCCCGACCGCCTTGCCGGCGTCGAGCGTGACCGTGCCGTCGCGGTGCACGGTGATCGCCTCCGCCGCGAGGAGCCACTGAGCGCGCTGCTCCGCGGTCGCCTTGCGGATGGCACTGCGCGCATAGGAGGCTTCGAATACCTCATCGAACGAACGCAGCCCCGCGGCCGCTTCCGTCCGCCGCTTCGGCTGCGCGTTCCAGGCGGTGAGCTCCTGCTCGAGCACGGCGAGGAACTGCTCGAGCGGCACCGCGCGCGAGCGGTAGTTCTCGGGCTTGGCCACCGTCGAGTGGCCGGTGTACGCCCCCGCGAGCGCCGGGTGCCGATCGACCACCTCGCCGAGCCCGCCGACGCCGAAGGAGCGCTCGATCGGTTTGGCCTGGCCGTGTCCCCGGCCGCGGTGCACCGACGTCCAGTGCACCCGCACCCCGAGCACGGTGAGGAGCCCCAGCGGATCGTCGCTGCGCACCTTGAAGCGGTAGCGGTTCGGGACACCGCCCGTCATCCACTTGTTGGCGGCCGCGCGGGTGTTGTCGATGGTGACGTGGTCCGGGATCCCGTAGCGCTCGACCACATCCCCGAACGCGAGCCGGATGACGTCGGTGTGCTCGGTCTGGTCGACCCGCCAGGCGAGGTGCTTGCGCGAGAACACGTCCTGCCACAGCCAGGTCTTCGGCCGCGCGATGGTGCCATCCGGCCAGCGCACGAACACGTTGTGCTGATAGCCGTCGCCGTTCAGCCACTCGAGCGCGTGCAGATCCCGCACGCTGCGCCTCTGCGGCGGGTAGAGGCGCATCAGCGCCTGCTCGCCCTCGCGGCGCAGGCAGCGCACCGACTGCGGGATGTCGCGCACGATCCGGCGCTTGAGCGTATAGAGCGAGGGGACCTGCCAGCCGTGCGCGCCGGCGGAGCGCAGCAGCCGCCCGTAACAGGCGCTCGCGGCCGGTTTCTCGAGCCGCAGATAATCGGCCTTGAAGCACTCCCAGGCGTCGTCCGAGCACTGCACGATCACCGTGCGGCCGACATGGCCCGCGATGAGCGCCGCCGGCCAATCGCGCCGGTCGTAGTGCCGCGCGCCTGGCCGGCGCGCGTTGCCCTGATACCAGTTCTCGATGGTCCGCCACGGCACCCCGCTCGTGCGGCCTACGCACTCGAACGCGTGCCGCTGCGGCATGCCGGCTTCGGTGAGCGCAATGACCTGGTCGAGCAGCCTGACCTTGGCGGCGGCCGCCTCGCGCTGTCGATCGCTCGCCAGCGCATGGCGCCGCCAGAGCCGCTCCCGATCGCAGGCAAAAGAACGCCCGGCCGGTGTGGTCGCATCCGGCCGGGCCAAGAGCGCGGCGCTGGCTGTCTCGATCGAGGGGGTCAACGCCGCCTGTGTCTCGAGCGGCAACGAGCGGTAGGCGTACGTCCAGCCCTTGCCGCGCTCCCGGTGACGGCGCTCGTAGCACCCCCGCGCGCCGTAGAGATTGACGACCCGCACCGTCTCCGGCATGCCCGGCAGCCCTGCCAGCTCCTCCGGCAGATACCACTCGCGCACGTCTTTCACGACCGCGCTCATGGCGCTCGCGCGTCGCGTTGGCCGGCCCGCCCTCCGGGGGTACAGTGGTTTTCGCCAGAACACACCGACCCGACGGAGGGCAAACCGATGAAACTGAAAGAACAGAAGCTGTCCGGGTGGCGCATCATCGAACTCCTGTGGCCACTCAACGATATGTTTCGAGCACGTCTGCATGAGATCCGCGGCTTACCGTACCGAGCAGAATTCGAAGCGGAGGCCGATGCGGCAATCGATGCGCTCGAAACTTCACCGAATGCAAAGTCCTGGTCGACGTTGTCTCCAGGCGCATGGCGCGTGCTATTGGAACGGCACCAGCAGGTGTTGACGGCGGCTGCAATGATGGAGGCGACGGGTGAAGGCCAGGACACCATCACGATCCCTGCTGGTCTCGACGAAGATCATCAAAGAGCCGCCCTAATGCTTCTTTGGCTTCGGGGTATGAAGCTCCCGTTTCCAGTAAATGATCGAGCTCAGCTCGAACTGCCGCCACGTGGTGCGCCGGCGCCCTGGCGACCTCACTGAATCCTTCTCCGGCGCGCAATGCGCGATCGATCCGTGCACGCATGCGCGTCATATCGCTTTAACCTCAGCGGAGGCGGGTCGATGGAAGATGTGTGGAAAGTCCTTACCGCTGTCGTAGAGCGCGCACTGCGAGCAGTAGGCACCTTCGCCGCGCTGTGCGCGGTGGCGACCTGGGGCGTGGTCATGACGGCGGTCGACCCATCCCCGGCATGGATCGCGCTGACCGTGTTCGGGCTGGCAGGCGCGCTCGAGAGCTGGCACCGACAGCGCGAGGCCGAGTTGATGAAACGTCGCCAACTGCCGAGCCCGGATGACGTAATAGTCCGTGCGCTCGACGCGCACCCCAAATGGCGCGGCAAGGTGTTCGAAGAGTTCGAGTACGGCGGTGTGAAGTTCCGCGTCGTCGGCTTCCAGGAAGTGCCATTTCCCCTGACCGTCACACAGCCACTTTGCCCCCGATGCGAGGGGCACCTTGCAGAACGGCGCGAAACACGATTCCCAGGCCGCTCGCGGATCCTCCACCGTTGCCGCTGCGGATTCAGCTGCTATCGACGGCGTGACTATGTAGCCGTTTGGCCGGTTTGAAGATGTAGGGGCTATTCAGCCTCGATGGACGGCGGCTTCGCCGGCGCGGATTGCTCCTCGATCTGGTCTTTCATTCGGAAGCT